GCCTTCAACGTTCATGAGCCTGGCGCCTGGCAGTCATGATCCGGCCGTCTGGCACGACATAAACCGCATGCTGACTCTCAATGGTTCGCAGTCGCAGAGAGGTTTGCAGAACCACGTCTGCCCGCTGCAGTTCGACATCGTTGATCGGCTGATCGAGCGCTACAGCAACCTCGGAGAAACGGTCTATGACCCGTTCGGCGGGCTGATGACGGTTCCGTATCGCGCCATCCTCAAGGGCCGCATTGGAAAGGCGTCTGAGCTGAACACGGCTTACTTCTTCGATGGGGTGCAGTACCTGCGTTCTGCGGAGCGGGAGGTGTCGATGCCGTCGCTGTTCGATGCGCTCGAACTTGAACAGGCGGCCTGACCATGACCGCCCAGATCATCAGCATGCAGGCCTGGCGCGTGGCGCACTCGGAGCGGCCGGCGTTGTGCTCGGAGCTGCTCCGGGTGTGGATGTGGCCGGTGCGGGTTTGGCTGGCTTGGTGGGGGGTGCGGTGATGGTAACGAAGCACGTCATCTCCGTCTCCGGTGGCAAGGACAGTGCTGCCACGCTCCTGCTTGCGCTCGAGCGATGCCCGAAAGAGCACGTCGTCCCAATTTTCTGTGACACCGGCAACGAGCACGACGAAGTCCACCGCTACCTCGAGTATCTGGAACAGGCCCTGGACATCACGATCACCCGCCTGAAAGCCGACTTCACCCAGCAAATCGCAGCGAAGCGGGCCTTCATCGCGCGGGACCAACGGACCCGGCGCGATTACGACACCGAGCCCGTTTTCGAGGACGACGGCGTGACGCCCGTGTTGAAACGCAACGGCCGCGGCGAGATCGTCATGCACAAGGTCCGCCGGGGCGGTTTGATGGTGCTTGAGCCAATGCAGAAAACTCGCAAGGTTGGTGGTGGTCGGCGCGTGCGCTGGACGAACAAGGCCAAGCGCCGAGCCCTGGCTGTGCTGTACCCAACCGGGAACCCCTTCCTCGATCTGTGCCTGTGGAAAGGGCGCTTCCCCAGCCGCAAGGCGCAGTTCTGCACCGAAGAGCTGAAGCGAAACATCGCGGTGTCCTTCCAGATCGACCTTCTCGACCAGGGCCACAAGGTCATCAGTTGGCAGGGCGTTCGCCGCGACGAGAGCCAGAACCGCCGAAACGCCAAGCTATTCGAGCGGATCGGTTGTGGGCTCTATTCCTTCCGGCCGCTAGTTGAATGGACTGCGAAGGACGTTTTCAGCCACTGCCAGAGCATGGGTATCCAGCCTAATCCCCTTTACCTCCAGGGGATGGGGCGCGTCGGCTGCATGCCCTGCATCAACGCTGGCAAGGATGAAATACGGGAGATCGCCGTCCGGTTCCCGGGACATCTTGAAGAGAAAGTGCGGTGGGAATGGCTGGTTTCCCAGGCTAGCAAGCGTGAATTCTCGACGTTTTTCAACAAGGAACTGCACGACGGGGCTAAAGCGGATCGTCGCATTCATGACGCCAACCGAGTTGAGTCGGTGATCGTGTGGGCTAACACTGGCCGTGGCGGCCGTCAGCAGACCTTCTTCAGCGAGTTTATCGAGCCGTCCGCGTGCTCATCGGCCTATGGGCTCTGCGATCAAGGGGAGTTCGCATGATGGCTGACTGGCTCCGCCTCTGGCACGGGACCGTCACGGACACGAAATTCCTGTGGGTTGCTCGACGCTCTGCCGCCCGATTCGGCGACGTCATGACCGTCTGGATGGCGCTCTTGGAAGAGGCTAGCCAGCAGAAAAAACGCGGCGATGTGACGGGATTTGACGTCGCGCAGTGCGCCCGGCTTCTCGGGATTGATCCTGATGCTATCCAGGCGATCTTGCAAGCGATGGAAGGCCGCTTCATCAAGGATGGTCGAGTGATTGAACCCCCGCGGCGTCCGATCTTTGTTCAGGCGCCTGACGGCCGCCTGCCAATCCCGGAGTGGATGGGTGTTCGCGCGAGGATCTTTGAACGCGACGAGCACACCTGCCAGTACTGCGGAGCACAGGGCGTTCCTCTGGAGTGCGATCACGTTTTCCCGATATCGAAGGGCGGCAGCAACGAGGACGACAACCTCGTGGCTGCTTGCGTCCCTTGCAATCGCAGCAAGGGCGCGATGACGCTTGAGCAGTGGAGGGCGAGGAAGTAATGGCCCGAATCCGCACCGTAAAGCCCGAGTTTTGGACCGCTGAGCAGGTAATGGAGCTTTCGCCCATGGCTCGCCTGCTGTTCATCGGGATGTGGAACTTCTGCGACGACCGCGGCGTGCATCCCGTCGCATACAAGACCCTGAAGGCCGAGGTATTCCCGGCCGACGATCTGCTTTCTTCGGACGTTGAGCGCCTTATTGCCGAGATCATGGCTCAGGGATTGCTCAGTGAGTTTGAAGCCGATAACCGCCGCTGGTGGTTTGTTACCGGCTGGCATCATCAAGTCATCAATCGCCCGTCCAAATCCCGCTACCCGGTGCCGCCGCGCAATGCGCCGCTCCTCACCGCCGCCGGAAGTGACTATTGCGATGACGATTCTGATAACGCAGCAGAAACAGGCGCTTGCGACACACTCACGGAGCACTCACGGAGCACTCACGGAGCACTCACGGACGGAAGGGAGGAGGAGGGGAAGGGAAGGGAAGGGAGTAAACCTCCTACCCCTCCTACCGCACGCGAGGGGGAATTCCCGATGGACCTGTCCTGGGAGCCATCCGACCACTTCCCGACCCTGGCCCGACAAGCCGGAGCGCCTGCCCCCACAGCCGAGGCCGTCGCCGAATTCCGTAGCTACTGGATTGGCCAAGGCGCCGCGATGAGCCAGCACCAGTGGGACCACAAGCTGCTGACGAACCTCAAGGCACAGAAGCTCCGCGGCGGACATGCGCCACCCGGAAGGGCAAACGCCCGGGCATCCCCCGGACAGCCCCGCACCCTCTCGGAGGGAAGAGCGGCAGCAGCAAAGGCGATCTTCAACCCCGGACCCGCAGGACAAGACGATGGACATGAGCGCAGGACAATCGACGTTACGCCAACCCCTACCGCTGGGCTGGGTGCGAAAGCTCTTCGCTGAGCTGCAGGGCAACTACGGGACGCGGTTTTTGGACATGTGGCGCAGCGGCCAGGCGGACACCAACGGCGACGACGTGGGGCTGCAGAACGCCATGGACATGTGGGCCGAGAAGCTGGCCGGCTTCCGGGAGCGCCCGGACGCGATCCGCCGGGTGCTGGACACGCTGCCCAAGCACCCGCCGACGCTGCCCGAGTTTGTGGAGCTCTGCCGGACCAGCTGCCCCAAGCAGGAGGTGAAGGCGCTACCTGCGCCCGATGTGCCACCGTCCGTGATCGCTGCGCGGCAGGCCGAGGCCGAGGCGATGGCCCGTCAAGTGCTGGCGCCGAAGGTCGACCACAAGGCTTGGGCACACAAACTCCGCGCCCGCTACCTGGCCGGAGAGCGGCTGATGATGGCCCAGGTGTCGCTGGCTTCCGATGCGATGGACGAGACCTGGACCGATGAGGGCGGCAAGCGGGCATGCCGGCCGAAGCTGGAGTCGGCTGCGTGAGCGTGGCGCTGAACCCCGGCATGACCCAGCCCGAGCACATGCGCCGCTGCCTCGTCCGCCAACTCATCCGCTGGCGAGTCGAGCGCAACGCCGAGGCCATCGACGCCATGCGCAGGAGCCCAGGTTACGAATCGCTGAAAGCAGAGGCGGAGCGGCAGTGGAACGCAGGAAATCGCGGGGAGTACGGAAAGTGGATCGAGTGAAGCAGCTAGAAATCGACGCAGAGGCCGAAAATCGGGCCGCTGGCGCGATTAAGCAGGCCAGGGCGGGCGGAGCTGCCAAAAAAGCCGGATTGCAGGCGCTGGGGCGCTTAAAAGCCGGCACGTTGAACAAGACCGAGCAGGCCTACGAGGCGCTGCTGAAAGAGTGGCAGCACCTCGGCATCGTGGCTTGGTTCAAGTTTGAGGGCGTGAAGCTGCGCTTGGCCGACAACACCTTCTACACCCCCGACTTCGCCGTGATGCTCGCGAACGGGCAGATGGAGCTGCACGAGGTGAAAGGTTTCTGGCAGGACGACGCGCGGGCAAAGATCAAGATTGCCGCAGACATGTATCCGTTCCGCTTCCTGGCCGTGCGGCCCAAGGCCAAAAAGGACGGCGGCGGGTGGGATAGGGAGGAGTTCTGATGGCAGCAATCCAGCGCACGACGAAACAGCAGATCTTTGATGCTGTCCAGGATCTCCACAACCGGGAGCAGATGGTTACCCGGGAGGTG